CTTAGTACATGGAACTTTATCATATTTTGTGTATAATATAACCTCTGGAACCTTATAGGACGCACTTACAGTCCTAATTTTTAACTCGTCATCATCTGGCATGATCTGTGACCACTCATGCCATTCAAACATCATAAAATCATTGCTAGGATCAATAATTTTTGCTTTTGGTGTTCCATCATCATATGTCGAAAAAACCTTGCTAAGGGCCTTCTCAAGAGTAATAATCGCAATAGCACGCCATGATTTGTTAAGGACAAGAACTTTTCTCTCGGCCAACACAAGCACCTCCGCTTAATCTATCTAAGACATTGAAGGCGAACTATTTTTATATGTTTGATGCCTACAGAAATATTTTTCCCAAAAACACTATTCTTCATCATTTTCAAGATCATTATTCTCAGACGATGTGCTGCTGTTGAAAGATTCCTTGAAAATAGTCGCTTGAAGCTCTCGAACAAGCTTCAAAGCCTCATCACGCTGAAAACCAGCGTTTACCAAATCCTTATGATAAGAATAAAGAAAATTGGCAAAGATATTGAGAAATGCTCCAACTTGTTCAAATGCGGCAATGGTGCGAATATGTTTATCATTCATAATGTTTTCCCCTTAATTCAATTATTAAGGAATTAAAAATTAAAGTCAAATAGGTGGCAGGTTTGAATACTCAGGACTTATACATTTGATCTTAGTCACAAGCCTTAAAAATCCCTTATATGGCACTTCTTTACCGAGAACATTATGATCTAATGGTTTTTTAGATTTGCCGGGAAGAACATTTATGTTCCACGGTTCACCTTCACCATTATTTATTTTATCGCCATATTGCTTATGTCCGGGTAGATGTGTGATGTCCCAAGGAGCTCCATCTCCATTACACCATAATCTCTCATCCTGCGATACATATAGAATGGCATCAGCAGCTTGAGGAAGATAGTGAGCAGGAGGATAATTACCCAGCCCACCATAAGAAAGTGGGTAAAGCAAAGACTTCAATGCCGTGCGGCTATTACCTTCTTTAAGCAAAACAAATTCATCAAAAGAACATAGTCTTTCCATGAACTTATATATAAACACATAATATATAATTCAAAGCAAAATCGTTGCATATTCAAGAAGTTAATCTTTAGCTATTGGGAAATTAAATATTCTTCCTGTAAAGAAAATCAAAAAAATCATACCTGTGCTTTGCCAATAATTTATTTCCTTGCAACAAGTCAAAACTTCAACACAAATATTATTCCAAGCATATTGAAAAGGGAAAGCCATAATACAGGCCATGCAAAAAACAGCAGTAATGCCAATTACAAAAGATCCTGCTGGAGTAAGAATCTTTTCAATCTTATCGTCTTCATCCATGTCTTTTTTCATCGTGCCACCAAAATGGGTTGGTAATTCAAATCAATTTGATTCTAAAACTTTTGAATCGTTAATGCAAGGCAAGAAAAGCAGAAATAATTTTTAATTTTTACTAATTGTTTCTCAGTTGGATATATAATTGTAACAAAACAATTAAGATACAGGATTATCATGCCAACATGCAAGAAGTGTCAAGCTAATTTCCCCAATCGCATCAAAATAGATGGTAAAGAAAAAAATCTCGGCAACAGAAGTTATTGTCTTGATTGCTCGCCATATGGGGAACACAATACCAAAAAATTAGAAACAGGAAAAGCAAAGCAAATAATAGAAAATAATGAAATAAAAAGAAAATGTATTAAATGTAATGAATATAAATGTGTCAATTATTTTCACAAGATAAAGGGAAAAAGAAAATATTATTCTTATTGCAAGGTTTGTTTGTATGAAATACAAAAAAATAGATGGTTAGATCGTAAAATGGAAGCAATAAAATTAATGGGAGGAAAGTGTGTTATTTGTGGATATTGCAAAAACTATGCGGCAATGGAATTTCACCATTTAGATCCATCAGTTAAAGAAATGACATGGGTAAAAGCAAGAGAAATGAAGTGGAATAAAACTATTGAAGAACTTAAAAAATGTGTTCTTCTTTGTGCCAATTGTCATCGAGAAACACACAATCCAGATGCATCATTGATACAGACAAGAGAAGCCAACCCATTGTTAACTAATACTTTGAAACCAACAGGAAAATGTCCAAATTGTCAAACTGATGTCTACAACACGAAACATTGCTCTGTTCAATGTGCTGCTGCAAGTAAAAGAAAAGTTGATCGTCCAACAAGAGATGAATTAAAAAAACTTTTAGAAAAACACAATTTTTCACAATTGGGAATAATGTTTGGAGTTACTGATAGTTCCATAAGAAAATGGGTTAAATTTTATGATCTAAAATAATACCGCTGGCGGGAGTCGAACCCACATGGCTTTCGCCGTTGCTTTAGAAGAGCAATCCAGTTCCATTTCTGGGTCAGCGGCAATACATTCAATTTTACAAAGAAGTGTTGGCCATGTCAATTGAATGTGGTTATAATTTTTCATGAAAGCCTCTACTCTCCATAAATGTGTTTGCCTCATGTTAGAAGATTGGGGAGAGGACAAAAGCCGCACTGGTTTTCACTATGCGTTTGCAATAAGAAAAAATAGAATCATGGAAATGGGGAAGAACAATCCCGTCATGATGTCAGCGAAAGCATATAAATTAGCTCAAAAATTTAATATCGCACACTGGAAAAAATACCCATTCCTTCATGCTGAAGCAGACCTTCTCCTCAAACTTGATGAAAAGTATTACAACAGAAAGACAACAATACTTAGCATGAAAATAAATAGACATGGAAAATTCAGACTGGCAAAACCATGTTACAAATGCGAAATAGCATTGCAAAAATCTAATTTGATGAATGTTGTTTGGAGTCTAAATGACAATAAAAATCTAACATTACCAATTCTTGGAAACTATCAAGAAAAGACCGCCTCGACCAGCTTGTTTAGCACCGAAGTACAAACAATTTAATAATCCTAAGACTGGTTGTCATCAGCGTGTCGAAGCACGAATGCTCTGAAATATTTAGAAATCTAACTTCAATATTTTATGGAATCAAAAATAATAAATTCAGATTGCCTCGAAGGATTAAAACAAATCGAGCGTAATAGTGTACAAACATGCATAACATCTCCTCCTTACTGGCAATTAAGAGATTATGGCCAGAAAGATCAACTCGGAACAGAGAAAACTCCAGAAGAGTTCGTCACAAGAATTGTAGAGATATTCAGAGAAGTTCGTGATGTTCTGCGTGATGACGGAACAGTTTGGATCAATCTTGGTGATACGTTTTGCGGAGGAGGAGGATATTGCCCCACAGCACCATCAAATCAAGCTGGAAGCAAACAATCCACTAATCGTGGAGTCAAAGCAAAGCCAAGACCTGTTCCTCCCGGATTCAAAGCTAAAGATTTAGTTGGCATACCTTGGATGGTAGCAATGGCCCTAAGAGCGGATGGTTGGTATCTTAGGGCCGATATCATTTGGGAAAAATCCAATGGTATGCCAGAAGCAGTCAAAGATCGACCTACAAGATGCCATGAATATGTTTTTCTACTTACTAAAAATCCACATTATTTTTACAATGCCGAAGCCGTAAAAGAAGAAACAACAGAAGGAAACAACAAAAGAAATAAAAGATCAGTTTGGAAAATAAATCAAAAACCATACGCAGGAGCTCACTTTGCTGTATTCCCAGAAGAATTAGTCAAAACTTGTATGCTGGCAGGAAGCAAAGAAGGTGATCTTGTTTTAGACCCATTTGTCGGTTCAGGAACAACAGGAGCAGTTGCAAATAAACTTAAAAGAAATTTTATTGGAATAGATCTTAATCCTGATTATTGTATCATGGCACAAGAAAGAATCAAAAAAGAAAATCCGCCTTGTGAAGGCGGATTACAACAATTCAAAATTGATTAACATCAACCATTGATTGCAAGCCAAGGATTTGCACTCATTACCTTGAATGACCTGCAAATATGAAAATTATTATCTGTACCAGTGACACCATAAATTCCAATATAATTGCCACCGGGAATCCACACACCACCAGAAAGATACATGTTATATCTTAAAATCTTAACATTATTCATACAAACATGAAGATATTGCTCTGTTGCAGAAGCATATTCGTAAATAATTTCCCAAACTCTATAAGTCGCATCATCAAGTGTTTGATTGGTTGAGATTGCGTCTTCTATTAAAGAGTCATTTTTATAAACCTCAACAGTATCACCATCATATTCATCGATGTATACAGATATTGAGCCATTAGTGCCACCTCCAGCACTATTTGACCCCATGAAAATTGTAATGTTGTCTGCGCCATCCCCTTCGCCAGAATAAGTTGTAGCCCTTATGTAAATATTTTTATTGTAATCATAATTTTTTTCCCAATAAAGATATCCAAGCTGCTCATCAATATTTTCTGTCAATACAACACCATTATTTATAGTGTCATAAAAAGCATCGTCAGATATAGTTGCATCAGCAACAATGGATGGATCTCCCTGATCAGCACACCAGTCAATTGGAGTATCACCAATACTGACTTTTGAAACTGGGCTACTACGTTTCAAAGTTGCTTGTATGGCAACCTTGCCATCAATTATTTCTTTGGCTTTTTCAAAATCAACTTTTTTGTTGAATTTCAAAGTGGTGGTCAAACCATCAGAGCTTGTGCCAACTATTCGATGATAAACATTAGCATCGTTGAATAGTTTTTTCAAATCTGCAATTTTATCCGTTGATACATCAATATTTAACATATAACTCCTCAAGATTGCAAAATAGACTCAAGCAAATGTAGCCAACCACCATCTTCTGGACCTATCGGCGCAGCATCATACCAATCCCAGCCAAGAACATATATTTTCCCAGAACCATATGGAATCATGGTTACTACAGATTCATCCGCACCATTTCCCTCGTAAATTGTTACAGAATTTACTGGCAAACTAGTAGTGTCTAAAGAATTAGTATCACTGAGATTTGGAATAGTAGCACTTTCACTTGGGAAAAGACCAGAACCATCAACTGTGAGGCTTATTGGCTCAGAAGCTCCACCATCAGTGATGCTAAAACTAAACACATCATTCAAGAAAGGCACCAAGTCTCCATTTCCGGGGCTGAACATCAAAAGATTACCACCAGAAGAAACAAAATTGTTAATTTTATTTTTAGCGCCTGAAGTCAAATCTGGAAGAATATCATTAGTTTCAAGTTCAGGAATAATAACATAACCAGCTTTTCCTAAAACAAATATATCATCCCATCCAGATTCAGATATATCTGTAAATGTTTCATAATCTATAGTATTAGCATCTAAGTAAGCCATAATATTGTTTGTTTCATTTCCAAAGTCAGATCCCTCAGCAACATAATCAACATAAGTGTCATTGATGAGAATAAAAATTTTATCATTTTTTGTAATTTTCGGTACATTTATTGAAAACCAAGGAATTGCGCTTCTTACTTCAAAAGACTTGCAATAATGAATATTGGTTAAAGTTGCTGTGTTGGCAAATACTCCAACAGCTGGTTCAGTGGTGTATCCGCCACCAATATCTACTCTGCAAATATGTTTTCCGTTCATTAAAACTGTTACATATATCACATCACTTTTCTTGTATTCATAAATAACTTCAAAAGTACGCCAAGTGGTATCGCCAAGAATATCACCAGAATCATAACCATCGCTAGTAAATCCACTTGTTTCTACATATATGGAATTATCTGTGTCATTAAAATAAACATAAACACCACAAACATAAATTCCACAATTATTGCCACCAGTTCCAAGTCCAGCCAGAAATGTTCCTTTGAGATAAATATCTTTTGTCAGATCATATTGTCTATCCCAGTAAACCGCACCAGATTGGTTGGCACTATTAGGAGTAAGAATTAAACCTGTATTATGATTATCGTATGATGCATCTCCATCATAATTAGCATCGGGATCAACATCCCAAGGAGCGCCTTGACAAGCATTCCAAAATATTTTTGAATCTCCAATATTAACAGGACGAAGAGGATCACGATTGCTTTTTCCGCTACGATGACCAATCTTGCCACCCTGAGCAGTGACTTCTTGATTGTTTTCCATAATTTATTCCTTTATCAAATTATCTGTTTAGTGCCAGCCAAGGATTTGCGTTTTTGACATCAAATGATTTACATTGGTGATTGTTATCTGCTGCACCGCACCAACCGCTTGCGCCGATATATGTTCCTGCGTCACCTACCCAAGACCCAACATCAACACGGCAAACATATACATTATCTATTTGGACTTGAACAAAGGCGCTTGAACTGTCTATGTATTCATAGATAATTTCAAATTTTCTCCACTGAAGATCATCTAACGTCAAATTTGTGTGAAATGTTGTGTCAATCAAGACTCCATTTTTGTATACTTTAACAACATCATCATTATATTCATCAAAAAATACAGCTATTCCATTTGTTGCGTCACTTGAAACTGTTAGACTATCATCTACACCAAAAAAAACAGTTATTCCGTCTCCATCATCGTTCAATGCTCCTTCTCCTCCAGCAAGAAATGTACCAGAAATATAAATGTTTTTAGTATAATCAAAATCTTTATCCCAATATAAAGAACCTTTTGTATCAGTTGTGGCTTCTGTTAGGTAAACGCCCTGATTTATATTATCATAATATGCAGTAAAATTATTGCCATCAAATTCAGCGTTTGCGACTGCTTCGGGGTCACCCATACAACTATCCCATTTAATTGGCGTATCGCCAATGTTCTGATCTGCCAATGCATCAGAACGAATTAATTCAACTTGTGCTTGTACTTCATTATTTTCCACGAAAACTCCTCTACGGAAAATTTTATCTTATATTATATATGTTAAAAAAAAATATCTCTCCATAAAGAGAGATATTTTAACATTAAAATATTACCAAAAGCGTCATCTAACAGTAAAGAAGAAAAGTTGAACCATTCTTGCCTTGTCAACGACATCACTTTGTAGTCCTTCATAGGTGCTTGCTGAGTGAATCATTTTCGCATCCCAAATTGCCAATCTGTTATAAATGGCTCCAACCTTATCGACTAATTCCCAATTATCTGGATGGAGTATGTTATAATCGTTGTAAATTTCTTCATCTGCTGCTCTGCGTTGGTCATCAGTTTGGAATCTATCAAATTCTAAAGGATGATTTGTTGGACGACGAGAATGATGTTTTTTATCCCTCCAAAAAC